TTTGAAATATTAAGTTTTTGGGCGGCCTTGTTTCGTGAATGGTTATCGTCGTATCGTTCAAGCATCTTGCTGAACCTTTCGCCGTCGTCTTTGTTCTTACGATACACGGTCCGCATGCGGTTGTTCAAGCGTACCACTTTGACGCCGTCCATTTCTTCAAGACCTTTCAAATCGTCGGGCATATCTTCCCTTAAAACCGGTTGCTGGGCGCACCGGCAATTAAAGGGCTGGTCTTCGCCCACGACGTAGGCGTCCCGTGGATAATCTTTCGGCTGGTTCTTGTCACCGGTATCGGGGACCGTGAAGGGTTGGTCCTTCGGAACGATTACGCCGTCCATGGCACCGTGCCAAGGCCGTTGCCGGCCATCCGATGACGCAAGCCATTCCTTACCCGCAATCAAATCCGTGCCTTCGCAAAGGGCTTGGGTGCCGTGACGTGACGCACCGATGACTTCCGTACGTGCGATTAGTTCCGAATGGTTTTCCGAAAGTCCATCTACGGATTCGTGTAAAGCGTCGATTGCGTCGTTGACGGTACCGCCTTCGTTAACCACGTTGGTCAACGTGGTGTTTACACGGTCCTTGATGGTTTCGTTGACGTGCCGCATTTCACGGGCGGCGTTCTGTTTTAACCGTTTGAATGCCATGGTGTCTTCCACGTCGAAACGGATTTGGATATCAGCCGGTTCGTCGTATTCGTCCACTAACCGACGTTCAAGCCGTCTTCGGTGGTGTTCCGACCCGTCTTCCATTGCCGACATCGCAACGGGTAAGACGGTACTTAAAAGCGGTTGTACAAGGTTGATTCCGCCCACCGCCGAAGCGATATTGGCGATTTTGGTTTCGGGGACCGGCGAAGATTTGAAGGCATCTTCCACGGCGGCGTCCATATCGTCGTCGAAATAGTCTTTGATTACACGGGCCACCCGCTTCTTCAAGGTATCGATGTGTGACTTCAAGGGCGGGAAATCGGCGTTGCGTTCGTTGCGTAATGCTTCCTTATCGGTCATCTTCCCGTTCGTAAAAAAATTACCATCCCCTTTATTACTTTCGACTTCCCCGCTGAAGAAGCCGTCCGGTGCCGGTGCGGGTGGGTCTTCTTCTTCGAAGATATGTTCCAATACCCATTCGGGATATTGCGAAGCGATGTTATTGAAAAGTGGTAAGGGGTAATCGCCCCACGGGACCGAATCCAAACCACGTTCAAGAAGTACATCGTTGGGTGTACGTAGACCGTGCTTCAAATCGTCGATTTGTTTTTCCCGTTGCATCTTTTCGATTTCGGGGTTCTGGATTTCGAAGACGAATTCGATTTCGCCGTTGACTTCGTGGTACGGTCGCATGTATTGTACGATGTTGGAATTGATATTGGATTGAAGAAGGTTCAGCAAGGGCTTGGTGGTCTTGCGGAATATCCGTTTATTATCTTCGGCCGACGATGCACGATTGATTTGTTCGAGGTCGCCGACTTCCGCTTGTGAAAGGCCCATAGCCATCCAGCATAATTTATTATACCATTTTTGCGATTCGATGAATTGCAAGTCTTTGGGTTGTGGTCGGAATGGGTGCCAATCCACTTGCCCGCCCACCAATGCGACTTTATGCCGCTGACCTTTGATTTCGTCTTTCCAATACTGACGGAATCGCTGGATATCGGTTTGGTTGGCGTCGATTAGGTTGACAAGACCTTCGGGGACTTCGTTTTCGGGGAAGTATTTCATGTTGGCCGCATCTTGGTTTAAGATGATTTCGATTAGCCGTTGCACCGTTTGCACACGACCACGACCGTAGACGGACCACGACCGTGGGTTTTCTTCCACCCACATAATTTGGGAACGGGTAAAGGGTTGGGGCGTCCCTAATTGTGACGTACCAAACTTTTGCTGGCGTTGTACGATTTCTTCGGGTGCCATCTTCGAATAGTAAAGGGATGAATGCATGGGAAGGGAAAATTGATAATATGCTGGGTCGTCACTTTGCGGGTCCGGAAGTCGCCCGTATTGGTCCGGTGCCTTCGTGAACGTCGCACCGTCACGGACGTACATTTCCCCAAGGAAGCCGTCTTCGTCGGGGACCAATTCCGTGATTCCCGAATCGATGGACAAGACGTCGTTGGTCAGCATCTTTAGAAAATGGTCGAAGGAATCGTTGTTCCGGTTGTAATTACCTTGAAAGAATTTCATGGCTTCGTCGCACGCATCCCAATGGGCTGGTGTGGGGTCGTCCACCGTGGGCCGGAACGTATACGGGACCGTTGTGACTTGCTTGATTACCGTGTCAAGGGGAAGGCGTGCGGTGTGTGTTTGTTCCAGCATACGGGCGGTCATCAAGTCGTCGTACCGTGGGACCCCACGGCCTTCCGTCTTCCAAAAAAATTGCGGTCGCTTGGCCCTTGGCCGGATTTGACCGGCATCGGCCCCGTTGTAAGCCACTATCGATTCTTTATAATGCGGTGCTATAATCGGCAAGTTATCCATCCCCTTGTGCTTTTATCCACGGTTTGATTTTCGTGATAAATTCGTTCTTATCGATATCCTTGATTTCGTCAACATCGGCGACGACGATATGCATCGCCTTCGGTTCTTGCCCGCTATTCTTGACATAGGCGTGGGAAAGGTATTCGCTGAATTCCGACACGTCTTCCGGTGTGTCGACCTTCCACACGTAGACTTTGCTGGGGTCGTCTTCTAATATGGTGGGGTTGTCGTAATAATCCACTTTTAAAAATCGGGCTATCGCTGACACGATTCGGTGACGAAGGTTCAAGGACATCGAATTAGTATGTGACCCGACCGATTTAAGTTTATCGGGACCGGTATTTTATCGACGGGTGTCGTATTTTCAAGAAATCGGGGAAGAAAACGTCGGGGTTTTTGTTCCGCCCTTCGACGTTCGTCGTGATTATAGCGTTGCGAAGGGTATCGGGCCGCCCCTTTGCGAAAACAATGCGTAGCGTAAAGCGTCCATGGCGTGGTCGTCTTCCTTCAAGGGTTTATCGGTGGGATTGTCGGGGTCCCCTTTCCATTGGTACGACATGAGTTCGTTAATCGTCGATTGGCACAAGTCACTGATTAGAAGACGGTCATTGGCGAAGAAGTTCTTGACGTGCTGGATTCCCGCCCCGACGGCGTTATCGGCGGATTCAACCATCAACCCGTGGTCCCGCATTTCTTCGATTTCCGCCTTGGCCGATGGGTCCGCATATACTTCGTAAGCGTCGGCACCCATTTCCTTGAAGGTGGGGATGGCGGAAGTGACGGTGGTTTCCACACGATAGAATTCTTGGACCACCACGTAGGCCGTTTGACCGTTTTCGTCCGGTACGGTTTCCCCGATTTTTAGAAGGACCCGTGGATGTTGATATCCCGCATCGTAGCCGAAGAAGAAGCGGCGGAAGTCCATATCGTCGACGATATCGTGCCTTATGACGTGTCGATTTTGTTCGAATTCCTTGTATATCAGCCCTTGGAATTTGATAAATTTACCTTGGACTTCTTGGGCGTAATAATCCCCGCTATATTGGGACGCCAGCGATTGTAAATATTCCGGCGGTAAGAACGGGTTTTCGCTGGATTCCACGTTCTTGACCGCTTGCCAATTCCGTTGACGGTCTTCAAGTGTTTCGATGCGTGCTTGAATTTCGTCCGCCACGGACCCGTTTACATTTTCAAGTTCTTCCCGCAACCGTGGGATTTCCCGCTTCGGTTCTTCGAAATACTTGTACACCCAATTATACCCCTTCGGGGTGGTGGTAATCGCTAACTGTTGCCCGTTGCCTTGGCGAAGACGGGCGTTCAATACTTTTATGGCGTAATATGGGATGTAAGCGGCTTCGTCCACCCACGCCCAATTCACGGTATACCCACGGATTCGGTCGATTTGCCGTTCGGTTTCAAGCGGTCTGAAATATATGACGGACCCGTTCTTGAAGGTCATGATAGATTCGTTCTTGTTATAGTCGTCAACGATGACGTCGGGGACCACGTCTTGCACCGTGGCGATGACAACGTCACGAAGTAAGGGGTATGTACGGGTCGCTACGATGCCTTTCATACCCGCCTTGTCGATGACCTTCTTCAATGTGTACAATGCACCGGCATGGGTTTTTCCGGCCCCTACGCCAGCGATGAACCCGCTGAATCGGGTATCGATTGCAAGGAAGTCTAATTGTTCATCGAAGGCACCCAAACGGACCTTATTTTGTTTCGATGCCGCCATCGCCATCTTTGTCCACCCTTTCGATTTCGATGCTGAATCCACCGGTCAAGTCTATCTTGTCGGGTTCCTTGTCAAGTACCCCTATATCGAACAAGAAGCGGCCCCAATCACGAATCAAGTTCCACGCTTTCATATACTTGCCTTCTTCCATGTAGCGGCGGTATATCTTATTGAACGCCGTTTGAAGCCGAAAGGTGTATTGTTCCGTATCGATGTTTTCGACAAGGAATTGGGCAAGCCGGTCCATGTCTTGTGATATCTGACCGACCGTCACACCGTAGCGGTCCGCCGCCTTGGTCCGGTGAACCAATTGCGGGTCCCCAAGGTCAAGGGTCCTTTGCAATAATTCCGCCCTTCGTTCCGCCCATGTGTAATCCGTCGGGTCCTTGTCTTCGGGGACGTCCACGTTAAAATAATCTGGCTGTTGCTTGCTTGTTTTTTTAGTCATATATAGCACGTTCTTTAATGCTTTATATGTGGATGTGGATATTTAGGTTTATCCCTATTGTACGGCCGGCTAAAAAACACGTCGTTTGTAAGGCGTTTTAACGGGGCTTAAAGGCGTTCGAAGGTTTGCGTGTGTAATTTGTCTTATAGGGTATTCTTTGCCTTGTATGTATGCGTAGCGTGCGGATGACGGGAAGTTTGTCAACTATGTTATGTTAGAAGTCGGGGAATCAAGAAAAGGGGAAAGGTTTTTGGGAAGGGGTTGCGGTCGGGCCGGATATAGTTTCGGCGTTGTCTATTCGTCCACGATTCCAACCAAATACATATCTTGCAAGTCACACGCCAAGACTTTTTCCTTTAACTTTATGACGAAGCGTCCGTTTACCATATCAACGCCCGCATCAGTTGTGCGATTTTTGTCCAATATATCCATTAGTTCATCGGGGTTCATCTAATCATCCCCTTCCCAATCGACCTTTCTTCCGGTGTGGACGCATTTTTGTGGTTCGTCGATGCACGACATGACACATCTTCGGTCGCAAT